AATGCTGCGGAATATGCAAAAAAGCCAGAAAAGATTGCGAACTACGTTTATCAAGATGAATTCCGTAGTTCTAAAATGGGCAACACTAAACTAGGCGATGGTTGGTTGTTCCGTGGTCGTGGTCTAAAGCAACTTACTGGTCGTGAGAACTATACTAACTTTGGTAAAAGCGTAAACATGACAGCAGAACAAGCAGCAGCATATGTAGCAACTGAAAAGGGTGCTATTGAATCAGCAGCATGGTTCTGGAACGCTAAGAATCTTAATACTATTGCTGACACAGATGATGTTACTAAAATGACTAAAATCATTAACGGTGGTAACATTGGTCTTGCTGATCGTCAAGCACGTTACAGTAAAGCTATGTCTGTACTAGGTAGCCCAGTAACACTTAAAGTAGTCGAAGACAACGATGACAACGATGACGTAAATGTAAACGAACTTGGCACGTTACGTAAAGGTTCTAAAGGCGATGGCGTTAAAATGATGCAAGCTGCACTAGGTGTTGGTGCTGATGGTAGCTTTGGTCCAGGTACTGAAAAGGCACTTAAAGAATGGCAAACTAAAAACGGACTAACAGCAGATGGTGTTGCTGGTCCTAAAACTTTAGAAAAACTGTTAGGGTAACTATACAAGTGAAAATAGATATGGCACATTATATTGCAATATTAAAGAAGCACGAGGAAACTTGTGCTTCTACTAACCAACGCAATGCTTATTGGAAAGAGTATGCAGAACGTCAGAACTATGTACCACAATCAAAAGCAAGGTTTGAACACGGATGAGCATTAGCAGAATGTATGGCGCAAAAGCCACAAATAAAGTTAGAGACGAAAATAATAAAAACCCAAACAGAGTCCTCGGCGGGCTAAGAGGTCACGGTGCCGATAGCTTCAATATGATGGATAGCGCCGGCAGAGAAAAGCAAGTTGCGACTACAGCATATGTACAGGGTATTGAAGAAAAGCTACGTAAGCTAGCAGGACTAGTTAACGAACAGGATGTTAAGATTAGGAGATTATCAAAAAATGCTAAAAAAATGGATTAGTACTAAACTTAAAGAACGCTCGACATTAGACGGCGGATTAATGGTAGCAGCCGGCGTTGCTATTATTGTATTAGGACCGCTTGTTAAGTTTGTCGCATACGGTGCATTAGCATACGGCGCTTATACTATTTGGCGGAATGAATGATGGAAATTATTAATACCCTCTTTGGAGACACGCTGTGGATTTATACCAGCATCGCAGGTGCGTTGTTGGGCGCAGCATGTCTCGCATACATTCAAACAACTAGAATTGGTCTATGGGGATATGCACAGTTTGATAAACTTATTGATTTTCTTCGTGATCGGTATGGATGGACTTGGCTTGCTCAAGATCCGGATGCTTGGTTAAAAGCTAACCCACAACTAGCAGCAAAATTAGCTGAACTCGATGAAAGACTTGTTAAGTTAGAAAAAAAGTTTAGATAACAGTTGACAAACTAGTAAGATACCTTTAATATGATACTATTATGTTCAAAGGAGGCAATATGCCAGTAAGATCATTTAGTGACAGTGAGATCACAAAACTTAAACAGCTTATCTCTGAAGGTATTCAAGTTACCGGAGAGATCGAAACTCTAAAGGGCGGGTTGTCAGACACTGTCAAAGCAATTGCAGAAGAAATGGATATGAAACCTGCAGTACTAAACAAAGCAATTCGTATTGCTTACAAGAACGATTTCCAGCGTACACAAGAAGGTTACAATCAAATCGAGGAAGTCCTCGCAGCGGTTGGCAGAAACCAATAAGCGTGTTATACTATACAGGCAAGTGCAGCTATGCTCTTGCCTTTTTTACTTTAGGAATTTTTAATGTACGTAGACGCACTCTTTGATAGAGAAAGAGATATTATTCACGTAGCTGAACGTGTAAACGGACGTAGAGAATATAGAGAATACCCAGCAAGATACATATTCTACTACAAAGACAATCGTGGCAAATTTGAAAGTATCTTTGGTGATAAACTAGAACGTGTTATATGCAGTAATAACAAATCCTTTCAAAAAGAAAAGAAGATGTATAGTGGGCAACGCTTGTTTGAAAGCGACATTAACCCAGTATTTCGTATTCTCGAAGATAACTACTTGGGTAAAGAACCACCGTCACTGCAAACAGTGTTTTTCGACATTGAAGTTGACTTTAACAAAGACTTGGGGTTTGCTCCGCCAGAAGATCCGTTTAACGCTGTTACCGCAGTTGCACTACATCTTAGCTGGATTAAGAAAACAATCTGCCTTGTTATTAAACCAAAAACACTGTCTACTGCCGATGCACAAACTATTGTAAATCGCTTTGACGATACACTTCTCATGAATAATGAAGAAGAACTACTAGACACATTTCTAAATCTAATTGAAGATGCAGATGTGATTAGTGGTTGGAACAGCGAAGGTTTCGATATTCCATATTTGGTTAATCGCATATCAAGAATTCTTGGTAAGGAACACACTCGTCGTTTCAACTTGTGGAGTCAGTATCCTAAGCGCAGAGAGTTTGAACGTTTTGGTAAGGTGCAAGAAACATTTGATACGTTAGGTAGGATCCACTTGGACTATATGCAACTGTATCGCAAGTACACATACGAAGAACGTCACAGCTACAGTCTAGATGCTATTGGTGAATACGAACTCAACGAACGTAAAACACAATATGAAGGCAGCTTGGACCAACTGTACAACAACGACTTTGAAACGTTTATTGCGTATAACAGACAAGACGTTGACTTGCTAGTTAGGCTAGATAAGAAGCTACAGTTTATTGATCTTGCAAACGTTATTGCACATGATAACACAGTGCTTATCCAAACAACTATGGGCGCTGTTGCTGTTACTGACCAAGCAATCGTAAACGAAGCGCATTTACGTGGCTACATTGTTCCTGATAAGCAGCATGATAAAGTGCAAAAAGGTTATCCACACGCTGTTACGGCAGCAGGTGCGTATGTTGCTACACCCAAACGTGGGTATCATCAAGACATTGGTTCTATGGACTTGAACAGTCTGTATCCCAGTATCTTACGTAGCACTAACATGAGTACAGAAACTATTGTTGGTCAAATTCGACACTCACTTACAGTACCAATGCTTAAAAGTTTCAATTGGGAAATTGCAGAAGCATGGGAAGGTAAGTTTGCTTGCCCAGAATATGAACTTGTTATTGACAAAGATGACCAAACATTGTTGATTATCGACTTTGAAAATGGCGAGGAACTACAAGCTACTGGTGCAGAGATTTACAACATTATCTTTGAAAGTGGACAACCTTGGGTGTTGACTTCCAATGGAACTATTGTTAATCAAGAGCGCAAGGGTATTATTCCTGGCTTGTTGGAACGTTGGTATAGTGAACGTAAGCAACTGCAGAAAAAAGCAAAAGAGTTCAAAGGTGGTGACCAAGAACAGTTTGCGTTCTGGGATAAACGACAGCTAGTTAAAAAGATTAACTTGAACTCGCTATACGGCGCTGTTCTCAATCCAGGCAGTAGATTTAACGATCTTCGTTTGGGTCAAAGCACAACGCTAACTGGACGCTGTATTGCTAGACATATGGCTGCAAAAGTTAATGAGTTGTTCACAGGAGAATATGATTACATCGGTAAAAGTATTATCTATGGTGATACTGACTCTGTTTACTTTAGCGCATTTCCTGTATTCAAAAAAGAAATTGAATCCAAAGAAATTGAATGGAGTAAAGATAGCGTAATCGAAATGTATGATACTATTGCAGAACAAGTAAACGATACATTTGCTGATTATATGGCAAGAGCGCACAACGTATTAAATCCGGAGCAAGGACGTATCATTGCTGCTGGTCGTGAAGTATGTGCTAGTTCAGGCATTTTTATTACTAAGAAACGTTATGCTATTCTTGTATACGATCTTGAAGGGTTTAGAACAGATACTGATGATAAGCCAGGTAAGATCAAAGCAATGGGGCTGGATCTAAAGCGTAGTGATACACCAGCGTTTATGCAGGAATTCCTTAGTGAAGTGTTGTTGAAAACACTTACTGGTGCTACTGAAAAGGACATTATTGCTCGTATCATTGAATTCCGTCAAGAATTTAGGTCTATGCCAGCTTGGGAAAAAGGCACACCCAAACGTGTTAACAAGCTAACGTATTACTATGGGCAAGAGTATTATATGGATTCTAAAACTGGTCAAGAATCGTATAAGGGTAAATCCAATATGCCCGGACACGTTCGTGCAGCAATTAACTACAATAGATTACGTAGGATTAATGGCGACAGGTATAGCATGGAAATTACAGATGGTATGAAAACCGTTGTATGTAAACTAAAGCAAAATCCAATGGATATGACTAGTATCGGATATCCCACAGATATTGCACACTTACCCGAATGGTTTACTGAACTTCCGTTTGACATTGATGAAATGGAAGAAGGCATCATTACACAAAAAATATCAAACTTACTCGGTGTAATGGGATGGGATTTAAGTAGAGCCGAAGATAAAACTACTTTCGAGAGCTTGTTTGAATTCTAACAATGCGTAGCATAGACTTACATGGTTTATATATTCATGATGCGTGGAAAAAGGTTGCACAGTTCCTAAATCTATGTTATTATGACAATATTAAAACCTGTGAAGTGATATGCGGGCAAGGCTTGATTAAAACAGAAATAGAAGAATGGCTTCGCCTAAATACATATGTGCGAGAATATAAAATAAGTCGCACACAAGGCAGTTACATAGTTAAACTTAGGAAAAGGAAAATCTAATGAGAGAATATCTCCTAGATATCGTAAAACACACACGTGGTGTTGGTGATATTGAAGCAGTTAAGGTTGTTAATGATGGCAACACGACTACTATCGAAGCAAAAGACGATAACAACAAAGTTGTTGTTCGTGCAACATACAAAAAAGCAATCCCAGGATTGCAAGGAACTTTTGGTGTTCCGAATCTTAGTAAACTAAATGTTATCCTTAACATTCCAGAATACAAAGAGAACGCAAAGATCACAGTTAATACCCGTGATCGTAATGGCGAAACTGAACCCTTTAGTTTGCGTTTTGAAAATGCAGCAGGTGACTTTAAGAACGATTTCCGCTTTATGCAGAAAGAGTTGATGGAAGAAAAACTTGCAAGTGTTAAATTCAAAGGTGCTAACTGGAATGTGGACATTGAGCCAAACGGTGCAAGCACACAACGTTTCAAATTCCAAAGCCAGGCTAACAGCGATGAAATTTTGTTTGTTGCTAAAACTGAAGATGGTGATTTGAAGTTCTACTTTGGCGACGATAGTGGTCATACTGGTAACTTTACTTTCCAATCAAGCGTAAGTGGCGAACTTAAACAAAGCTGGAAATATCCAGTTGCAGAAGTGTTGAGCATTCTTAACTTGACTGGTGATATTCGTATGAAGTTTAGTGATGCTGGTGCAGCTATGATTACAGTTGATAACGGGCTTGCACTATACGAATATATTCTGCCAGCGCAAAGCAAGTAAATGACAGAACCACATACCAACTTAACAGCAGCACAAAAAGATTACGCTATCTTTCTTCCCGCACTTAGCACATTCTATGCACTGTTTGTAGGGAGACAACGCCGTGGGCTTATTGAAGGCACTCCCTATATTGATGCCGGTCGAATCCCTGCAAATATGCCACACGGCGTTGAAAGCCTTAACTGGCTTGCGCCTGAGGGCAACTTTCAGTATCACTGGAGTTTGCACAGTGCAGGACATGCTAGTTTAGAAACTACCAAAGATATGTTCCGTGAGGATATGTATAGAGATCGTAATCATAACACAAGCTGGCTGTTGGGTGATAGTGGTGGGTTC